ATCAACGGGCTCGCCTGCGGCATTAGTCCCGCGGAACGTCGGGGTCTCGCCTCGGGCAGCGGCCGCGAAGGCGGAGTCTGGAGTTGGTGCCATGTCGGAGTCCTTTTCTGGAGAGTGGATGAGAGGCGGAAGGAGGAGGAATCCGGGCGGTCTGCGCCGTAGACCGGGGACCGGACCCTCCCTCCCAAAGCGGCCACCAAGCCGCACGAGACTGGGCTATCCGAAAATTCGGCCGGCGTACTCGGGACGCACCGTCGCCACGCCGAAAAGAATATCCAGATACCAGGTGGTCTGGTAGTACTGCTCGCGAACCTTCAGCCGGATAGGAATTCCAGTCACTGGATCGACCATCACCAGAGTCGGGCCCGCTTCCACCATGCTCGACTGCTCAGGATGGGCGAAGGCGACGCCGAACGCCTGCGGATGAAAGGCCATATTGGCGACGTGTGTGGCGACGAAAGTCAGCACAGCGTTGTCGGCCCACGCGACCTTGGCACCCGGAGTAAACGCCATCCCTGCGATAGCGTTAGACGAAGCCGTGGCGAGAGCCGTAATCGTATACTGTTGCGAATCGCCGGCGACGGTAAAGATGTCGCCCACAACAACGGTCCCGGTCAGGGTGGATTTGTCGATGTCGACCGTCTTGTCGCCGATCGCAACATCGGCCTGGTTGACCAGCGGAGACGCCAAAAGCGTGCCCTTAGTATGCGTCGGGACGTTCTGATTCTCGATCCAGTTCGCGCCCAGGGCGTTACCGATCTGTGCAGTCTGAATCGTCTGATCGGACCCGCGCCGCTCTGCGCTCTGGAGAATCGCCAGGCTGGCAGCGTTAGCGTATGCGGCCTCGTCAGCTACGATGTGGATAGGCCCGTTCGGAGCCAGTGCGGTCCGCATAATCTTGCGGGTTCCGGTCATCCACGCCGAGGCGTCGGAAGCAAACGGGGTCGTTCCGGCAGTGCCGCCCCCCGAATAGATGTCGGTAAACAGGCCCAGGAGATCGGTGTCTACCTTGTTGCCCAGGACCTTGAACGCTTCCGACATCTGGAGAGGCACGAATGTCTCGTCCGCGTCGATCTGCGTAAGCTCCTGGTCAGTGAGATGGAAGCGGGTCCCCCAGTGCGTCCCGATAGTCAGAGAGGTGGAGGTCTGCGTCACGTCACTGTTGGCGGGATCTGCGACAGCCGCCGTGATCGCGGCACCAGTCTGTGCGATTGACTGCGGGATTGTCAGCACGTTACCCTTTTGGGCTTCGCTGCCGATCATAAAGCTGTAGTCTTGAACCAGGCGCGGGGTCAGTGCGTTTTCACGCAGAGCTGACAGGCCTCGGGAAAAGACCTTCGGAATTGCGGCGAGTGTGTTGGCCATGATCTCCTACCTCGAAAAGTCGGCGCACAAGTGGATGTGGAATCCCTGTGCTGCCCTCGGGGCAGGAGTCGTCCGCCTCGGGCGAGGCGACTCTACTACCAGGTGCCGGTGCGACGCTGTAGGTCTACCCTTCCCTCGGGGAAGGTGCCCAGGCCCTCGGGGCCCAGGCATCGACCGGTCCGCGTCAACGGCTTTGCGAATTCTTTACGAACTATACTGCGCGGTGATTCAAAAGTCAAGCATCATCCCCGAATCCGCGCACCTTCACCTTACCGGAAGCGATGTCATCGGAGCGCTTGCCGATCTCCACGGGGTCGTTGTCAATCCATTCCACGTCCTCGCCACCGCCAGCCCCTCCGCCGCCACCGCCGTCGCCCCTGGATGCCGCCTGGTAGTGTGGGCGAGTGTTCAGGAAATCGAGCATATACTCGTCCATGTCCATCGGCTGGCCCGGACGATTGGCAGATAGGGTCTTCACTCCATTTTTCTGAACGACCGGAGCGTCGTTGTCATCGAATGAGAAGTCAGTCGCCGCGATCTTGGCTACGTCCTGAAATGAGTCCTTCGCCGCGCCGTGCTTGCCAGCAGCAGCTACCAGAGCGGAGTGAAGGTTCGACGCCCGTCTCTGAGTGGTGGCAGCGGCCAGCTCTTCGGCCTGTTTCCGGTTCGCTTCCTCGAGGGCGTCGATCCGACCGCCGTACTCGCTGTCGGAATCCTTCTTGCCCTTCTCTGAGCCTGACTTCTCGGCTTCAGACTTCACTGCCGCAAGAGCGTCGTCGTGAGCTTTCTTCGCCTCTTCGAGCGCCTTGGTGGACGACTCGACCTTGGCAAATAACTCCCGGTTGCTACTCCGGAATTCGTCAAGCTGCTTAGTGAGCTCAGTCTGGCTTTCGCCCTCGACCTGCACAGTCAGGTGGAATTTCCCGTCCTTTTCTTCGTAGAGTCCTCGGTGGGCCTCGTCGACTCCATCCAGGGTGTCCAGCGTGCGCTTGAAATTCATGGTATGAGATCTCCGTGTAATTGTGCCGTGGAGCCAGTCCGGCCATTCGGCCGCTTCGGCGCTGCTCTCGGGTGGGTGAACACCCCAGGTATATCCACCTCCGGTAAAATGCCGAGATGGCGGAGCGATGAACGAACCGCCCTCACCGCGTACATCAAGGCCAGGAAACATAGAAATGCGAGAACGCACACCGTCCCTATGACGATACAGCAAATGACGCCCACCACCACCTGTGTGAGCCACCAGGCCCTTGAGGGAACCGTGGGTCCGTTCGAGTTCGGCAAGGCTATCATCTCCCCCGTTCCTCGGATCGATGTCGAGCACGTCGATACCGGAAGCCGCGCCGGCAGGGATACCGATGTTTGCGTTCGGAGAGACGGTCCACAATGCGCGGATCCGATCCGGGTCGAGCGTAGCATCCCGGTGGCCGTCCGGGGAAACCGGGTGCTTCCCAGGAGAACGACAGGCCACATCGCCGCATGTGCAGTGACCGAGGTCCGTAATGCCGTGCACCGGAAACACTGGCCACGATAGCCGCTGCGAGTAATCGAGAGCCGCGTCCAGAAGGGCGGTTGTCGTCATAATTCTGCGTCCGGACGTATCTCAGGTCGCCCGTTCCCTGCGTGCTGTCGGTGTCGCCGGTCCACATTATGCCGCGGTGCCGCCGTTCGCGCCAGCCGCTACCCTGAGCCGTTCGGCTTCCTCTTCGGCAGTAATCTTCGGGCGAGTGATCTCGCCCTTTTCGATGTTGTGATACAGCGTCTCGTAGGAGATCGCACCGTCTTGCCATGACTTGACCAGGGCCAGCAACTCGGCCGGCTGTAGCTTGGCATCCACCAGGTCGTTGTTCAGGACGGTGGTCACCTCTGCGACGATGCCGGACATGTCCAGCATCTTGGTAGTGGCATTCGACAGGGCGGCACCGACAGCCATGACTGCACTGGCGTTGCTGGCTTGCTCCCGCCACTGGCGCAGGTGGTGAGTCTCGGCCGTCTCGGCGGCTTTCTTCTCGGCTTCGATCAGTCGGGCCCCCAGGCTGGCCATATACCCGACCGTGACATCGAGCGCGTTTTCGAGAGCGCCTAAGCCCTGGCCGGTGTACTCCAGCATGAACGCCTTTGCATTAACCTCTGACGTAACCCAGGCGGTGCCAGATCCGATCAGCAGGGTAGTCTCGGCAGGGAATCCAGCTACGACAGCGGTCGGTAGAGCGGTGAAATGGAGCCCGTGCGCGTAGTCGGCCGACAGGCGATAGTGATGGAGATTGGCGTCGGCCAGCGGCAGTAGGGGCGGCTCTTGCACGTCGGGATGATTCCCTCGAGGGCCGACGAAATAGAACGGGATGTGATCCATCGTCTCACCGCGCACCAGGGGGATGATGGTCTCTGCGGCGGCCCACTCGCGGCCGTCTTTCTTCCAGACCCGCACGGTGAATACGCCGCCGTTCATAAACAGCTCTCGAATCTGTGTCGTCTGCTTAGTCACGTACTCGTCGTCGGTGTCGGCCTCTTCGACAGTTTCCTCCAGGATGATACGATCGTGTCGAGGGCCATCGGGAGTCATCACCGTGCGCCACGAAAGAATCTGCTCCGCTGTGTAGAGGGTCAAAAAGGCCCGCGCGCCCTGCACTTCGCCTTTCGGCAGGGTAACGTAGATCCCGCAGCGGCCCATCAGCAGGGTTTCGTCGAAGACGGACTGCGCGAACCGATAGAGAGATATGCCGAGCATCGAGGCGTTTTCCAGGATGGTCTGGACGTTCTCGCCCTTCGGAGCGCCCTCGATCTGCAGATCTTTTCGGAACACCAGACCTGAGATCCCCTGCAGTGTCCGCTGGCTGGCGCCGTAGTAAAGGGCCCGTTTTTTATATGCGTTGTACTCCTTGCCGGCCGAGGACGCACCGGTACCGGCTACGGCCTGGACGCCACCGGATGCCTGACCGTCTTGGCCCGTCAGTTTGGGTAGATAGACGGCTCCCGCTTTCTTGACGGCATCACCGTCCTGGGCGTCTCTGACGCGCTTCCACTTCGGGCCCATTGCGGAGGCGTCAGGATGTCGTGCGTCGATTTTTGGCATAGTCTAATAGGCCTTTCGGCAGCGCTGTCGTCGTTGTAAAGGTGTCTCGATACCGTGGCGTCTACACAGCCGACCGAAGCTGCCCGGTGCGATACCCAGGGCCAGGGCCGCGTCGATGCTGCTGGCGTAGTCGCGCTGCTCGTTCAATGCTCGCTCTGGAAAATGGACTACGGCTTAGCATAATCTTGCCTATACCAGCGTTTGAGGAATTTCTTGTTGTAGCCAAAAGTGCCCTTGTGGCGGGGGATGAAAAAGCGCTGAGAAAGGGGGTGCCGGGCCCATGTTTTGAGCTTGCTCAAAGCCGTACGCCACCTGGGGATCGCAGCGTCGATGGCTTCGTTTTCCCGAGCTACCACGCGGGCGGCTCGGCGTAGCTCCTTGGCTCGTTTGCCTCTCATGCGTCAAACACGAAACAGACATCGGAGTGGTGGCGCCGCGACGAAACCGCGTAAAACGAGGCGGTGGCAAACAGCCTGTCTCCCCTTGGGGCCGCTGATATTTTCAGCCGTCCAACAGACCGGCGGTTATCGCCGCGAGCGCCACGCATAGGGCTATACCCCTAATAGCTTTCGAGTTTCGATGGTCGGCTTGACTACGGGGAATTCGTATTGCACGTAGTATCCGAGTGCGTCTGAGATGTGGGACAGATCTTTGTCTCGCTTCTTGCTTTTGTCGATCTCTCCAGACCCGCCCGCGACGGCGCGAACACCTTCGAGATCTCGAACGACATGCGGCGCGGCAACGGGGTCAACCATGAGTCGGACGGTGCCGCTGGCGCTTTTCGTTCGGGAGTTGACGGCATTGATTCGGGCCCGTTCGGCGGGGTTGGACGACGGCACTGCAAAAGCCTCTCTCCCACCGAAGATGGGACGAAGCTCGTCCTTAATCAAGTCCCAATCGTTGCCCCTGGTCTGCGCCGTGCCGCGTGCGCCGCCAGTGGCGTCACCGTAGCAGCGGACCATGCCTTCGTGTTTCCCCCAGTCCGCGATGAGCTTGCGGCAGACCATCGGAGTGTTGGATCCGCGCGGGATGAAGACCTCGCCGATGACTCCGGTGCCCATTTCCCCGTTGGGCAATTTCATCTCCTGAGCGATCACGGCCACGCCTGGCTCGACGTTGAAGTCGAAGCAAAAGATCAGTGTCCCTTGAGGGTTGTATGGGAGCGGAGCGACGTTGGCTTTCTCGCCGTCAAAGCTGTAGTAAATGCGGCCGCTGAAAGCGATAAACAGCCCGCCGAACTCTTGCTCGTAGACCTCTTCGTCTAGGTCCTCTCGGGCGTCGGCGCACTCCTGTTCGGACAGAACGAGCTCGCTACGCCAGTGGAATGACCCCCACTGAGAATCTGGCCCGCGCTCGGCTTGCATGGCGAGAGCCCGTCGATCCAGGTCGTAGTAGTGATTGCGCCCTTCTGGCACTCCCAGGAAATCGCACCACCCGCCACGGTCGGCAAGCGCCGGTCGGACGTGCTCGGGCCACGCCTCTTTGTGCATGTTCCCATACTCATCCAGCCCGCCACCGTCCCAGGGGACGCCCTCTATCCGCTCCGGACGATCCATGCCGAGTACCCAGATCTCCGCTCCGTTGATCAGATAAATCACCAGGTGGGATTCAGACGGCCGCTTCGCCATCAGGGATCGCGGCACCATCGCCTTGAGATCGTCCCAATAGATGCGCCGGGCCTGGTCGCGGGTAGGTGCGGCGGCGAAGAATCGGGGGTCTGGCCACGGAGTGTTAGCGCGGAGAGCCCTGCGGATCAGCTTCTCCTTGAAAAACAGAGTCTTACCCGAGCGTCGGCCCGGGTGGAGGGTGTTGAATCGGTGCGGGCTCACGCGGTATGCGTGCTGCTCGGGAATGACGCGGAGGTCTTCCCACTTCTCAGGCAGCGTGAGAACGTCAGTCACCATCGACCAAATCCCTGAGAGCCCGGCTGGAGGCGTCAAGGTCGGACTGGACCTTGGCCAGCTCACGACGGAGGTGGTCCCGGTCTCGAGTGACCAAAGCGGCCTCCCCCTTATCTTCGGCGAACATCTGTTCCAAGACGTGCACCTCGGCCTCCAGGTGCCGACATCGTTTCCAGGGTCGACAGATCAAAACGCGAGCCGGTCAGACATGCCCGTTCCCCTTCTTGCCGTTGCCCGACACCTGGCGCCGCGAGGGTTCGTGCACACCGTTGCCGCCCATCTTCACCTCCATGAGCGCCAGCGTATCGCGAATCTCCTTGGCCTTTTCCTGGGCGTCGATCTGGCCCTCTCCAAGCTCGGCGGTTATGGCCCGGATGCTGGCTTGCTGGTGCATGAGCCTACCGATCAGAGCCAGAAACCGGCCGATGATCTCCCACAGATCGGGTCGCTTTCTCTGCACCTCCGCCTTTCTGACAGCCAAGGAGAGGACGCTACCAGTGGGGTTGAGAGTCTCGCGCGATCCGGTTTCCTGGGTGGTGCCGACAATCAGCATGCCATCATCGGGATTGGGATTCTCGCCGTTCCACTCCTGAAACAGCCGCATAGCTCGCAGGGCGAACACCTGTGCCATGCGGATCTCCATATCCAGCGGCGCGGCGGTGTCCAGCTCGGGTATCCACAGCTGCTCCTCGGCGCTGAGGTACTTGACGTAGATCCCATGCTTGCGCGGAGCGGTGACGCCGGTCTGGTGTAGGTGCCAGTGCTGGTTGCAATAGCCCGACTGATCGGGCTCTGGCCGTGCCCGCTTACGGCACCGCTTCCCGGTCGACTCCGTGCGGGCCTTACAGCGGGCGGGCTCTTTCTTGGCTCTCGGCATAGGCGGTCACGTTGCGAATATACCCAAAGTTGCGGCGGTCGCCACAATGGATCCGAGTGCTTCATGAT